TCGGCCGATGTTATTGACGTGGTGTCGTCAATCCAGATTGGAAGACATCCCACGACATCACGAACATTGTGAAGTAGTGTTCGCTCTTCAAAAAACAACCGTTTGGCGACGATACGGTCGAGTGCGACATTCGCAAAACGCGCAAATAACCGGTACAGAACGAAGCGTCGTGAATCCTCAGGACTGACAATCAGTACACGCTTGCCCGCCAACGCCGCGTTGGCAGCAATATTGAGGGCGAGGGTGCTTTTCCCCATTGACGGCCGTGAAGCCAATACGCTGAGCAACCCGGGCCACAACCCGCCAAATTCGGCGTCGATAGTGCCAATGCCGGTTTTAATCAATCCGGCCGGTTCACCCTGCTCTTCGAGTTCCTGAAGTGTGCTGTCTATCAGGCTTGCGACTGAAATGGCGTTAGCGTTTTTGGTTTGCTGGTCGGCAACACCGGTCACCGCGGCCCGGGCCCGAGCGAGGAAATCAGGAGTGTCGATGGACTGCTTGCTCCCCTCCTCAACGATATTCATCGCAGCCTGCATCATCACACGGCGGCGTCCTATCTCCCGAAGCTCGTTGAGATAGTGATCGAAGTTTGCGGTCGTGGGCAATTCATCAGCAAGATGGTTTAGCCCCTCCATACCACCGACAAGGCGCTTCTCGTCGTCCCCAAGAGCCGAAAACAGTGTGACCGGGTCAACTGGCTTACCTTCCACCAAGAGAGACTGTGTCGTTCTGTAGATGGTCTGATGCGGTATGTGATAGAAATCATCGGCCTCCAGTTCTGCAAAGAACCGTCCGAGTCGGTTATCCACGATGACGGCACCGAGCACGGCCCTTTCGGTCTCTATGCTGCGTGGAAGCTGCATTAGGTGTCCATCCCGTATTTGACTGGAGCCAGTTTCAGTTTTGACTGTTCGGCCTGTTTCCGGATCGTGTTCTTCAGACAGTTCATCAACCACTGGTGCAGCTTGTTCCGGCCGTTGATGTCATACACTGGATCGTTGGGTGATTTGCTCGTTGAGATGTCTTCGAGCCATCGCATCTGATCACCATCGAGCTGCACAAGGTAGATTTTCGCTTGCTGCACCCATGCGATGGCGTCCTGGGTTGAGCAATCGGGCCACGCGGTCAAAATGAATCTTGCGATATTTTGGTCTTCCAAGCTCGGAAGAAACTCCAATGCTTCATCGATTGGCTGTAGATCGACTTTCGATGTCTCCTCAACTTGATCCTTCGATGTATTATTGTTTTTATATATATATTCTGTCTCTCCCTCTCCCTCTATCTCTGTCTCTGGATCAGCACATTGCTCCACTTTTGCTAGCAAGCTGTTATCATCATAAATAATCCAATGTTTTAGCTTCCGTATATGTCCTGCTAGCACTGTGCTATCAATTCGCAAGCGCCATGCTATCTCATCGAGTGACGGCAAATTTCCGACCTTCGCCTTATCCTCTGCTGCAAGCATCCAGAGAAGAACGAGTGTCTTCACGACGTCACCCTCAAGATCGTTGAACTCTTTGTCGTCCAGGAGCTTGCGATGAAGTTTTATCCATGGCGGACATCTGTCCTTGTAATGTTGAAATTCGTGCCAGTTTTTAATTCTTAAAGTCATGGCGTACCTGCGAACAGCTTGGAGTATCCACCCATAATCGAGCCCCCTCTGCTTACGCCATCGAGGTATCACTCGGCTGTTCGGTTGCAGTTGGAAACGCACTCGAATCAATCCACTCTTCAATATCCGATTCTCGATATCGAACAGAACATCGAATGCCATCTCCGAACTTGAAGGCCTTCAGTTTTCCCTCTCTGGTCCATCTACGAATTGTATCGACATGAATTGATAATCTATCGGCCACTTCTTGTGCGGTGAGCAGTTTTGACATATCGGCATACCTCCTGCGCAATAGCGCAAATTAACTGCTCAAAATGTATGACTGGCGGGTTGGAAAATATCCTTTTGATTTCTGGGGCGAATTCAAAAGCAAAAAATTGGTGGCAGTATTGCTCCAAATACGTAAAACAAATGGCGGCAAAAAAGTGCACATACTGCGCATAAAATGTTTGACAGGCAAATTTTCGGTGAGTAGGGTTAAGATATGTTCAGAAACGGCGCAAATCAGGAATTTTTAGCGACCCTAGTTTTCCTAAACCGAGGGTCGCAGGTTCGAGTCCTGCTGGGCGCGCCAAACAAAACATCAAAAAAACCAAATAAATACGAGGATATACTGAAAATATTTTCAGGGATGGTCCATGGCCTCAGAACGTCAATCTCGCTCCAAAACTACATATTTTCTGTCAGTCTTGATCGTTTTCTGAATATCTGGCAATTCCTGGAAATTTGCATTCTTTTCGAAACGATACATGCTTATCATCTGCGAAACAAATCGAAGACTTGGCGGGGAATACAGGTGGCACTGGTGCGCCAAATCAACAGGAAAGGTGCGAGATGAGTAAGCATGTAAGACAGTCAAAACCCGCCAGGCATGGCAATCAATGGCAAATCAGATGGACCGATGAAACGGGACATAGGCGAAGCGAGACGTGGAGCAACTACGAGGACGCCGAGCACGCCTTAGTGACTCACAAACTCCACGTGATGGAGATACGCCGTGGTCTCCGAGTAAGACCACCCAAGAGCCGTGGCTTTGAGGAACTGTGCCGGCAGTGGCTCGAGATACGCACAGTCAAAAAGCGCACTCCAAAGGACGACACATCAATTATCAGGGTGCATCTGCGGCCGACCTTCGGCCATTTGGATATCGACCAAATCACTGCTGAACGCATCGATATTTTTTCGGCGGCGCTTTCAGCGAAGCGTGCACCACAGACGGTGAGAAACATTCTAATTCTTCTGGGGGCCATGTTGAGACAGGCGGTAGAGTGGGGGTGGCTCTTGGGCGTTCCTAAGATTCATCTTCCACGAGTTCGACTATTTCCTGCTGACTGCAAATGGCTACGCACTATCGATGAGCGAGATCAATTCCTGCGCGCGGCGCAAAATCACGCATTGCAGGTTGTCTACCCTATGTACGCCACCGCTGTGCACACCGGAATGCGCGCCGGCGAGCTCGCGGGTTTACAGTGGCAAGATATAGACTTCGAGCGTCGCCTTATTACCGTTCAAAGGTCATATGGTGGCCCTACAAAAAGTGGTGATATCCGACGCATACCAATTGGTGACGGCCTACTTCCCATTCTGCGGGAGTGGCGGCTGGCCTGCGGCAACCGGCTGGCGTTTCCGAATACTGCCGGTCAGATGTGGGATCCGCGCGGGCGTATTTTCAAGACAGTATTCCAAAAAGTGCTTCAGCTCGGCGGATTCCCGCCGAAACATATCACCTTCCATTCGTTGAGGCACACGTTCGCGAGCTATTTCTTGATGAATGGTGGCGACTTAGAAGGCCTACGACGGATTCTTGGTCACAAAGACTCGAAGACAACCCAGCGGTATGCCCATTGGCGGCCCGATGCCTTTGACAAGTACTGGGGAATCATGGGGCCAACGAAGTGCCACGACGGCGAGGTGATCGAGATGCGCAAGAAGGAGGAGGCATGAACACCGAAGAGACAATCAGGGCTGAACGAGAAGCTATAGTCAAGCACCTCGGCAAAAAAGCCACAGAGCACCGTTTGAAGGCCGTTGTAATTCGGGCACGTACCGAGAAGGGAACCCTTAGTGTCGAGTTTGACACTTGGATCGCTCACACGCATAAGATGCAAGCCAGCGAGCTCGACCGCATGTCCCTTCATATCCTAACCGGTCGCCACGTGGAGAGCGCAGAATGAACACCGCCCCCGCCATGCGCCCCGACGACGAGCTGCTCGACGACTTCGCCCTGGCCGCGATGGACTTCGAAAACGTCGATGAAGGCCCGGCAGCCAAGGCGCTGCGCAAAGCTTTCGATGCGATGCGGGAAGCCGTCGAGATTGCTCGCCAGGAAGAGCAGGCGGCAGCGTGGTGGACAAAGAAGGTAAATGACTGGGTAGCCTGGTCGCGAATAAAAAAGCCAGAGACGCGGCGACGTGCTGCGTCTCTGATATGTCGAGACTTCGACGATATTCCCACCGCTATTGATTTCCTCACGTGCCCCCCATTGGACAGTCTTTCTATCCTTTCCCTGTCCGATGGGGGGCGCATCCCCACCAACGCCTACGAAGCTTTCGCGGCGCGTCGACGTGGGGCACTGGCTGATGAGCTTGAGCTCGCCGAGAGGCGAGGCCCGGTGGAGCGATACACCTACCGGTTGCGCATGTTGCGCGGACTGGGGGAGTCGAGAACGAAGATATACCGATGGCGAAGCCTTGTAGGTCGATGCGGGTTTCGTCTTCTCAATAAGTCCGCTGATACACCCCAGGAGGCGCCCCTGGGGATTCAGATTAAACCACTCGTCCGCGTTCGTCGGGCGACAACACCGGGGGTGAACAATGACGCACTATCTAGTGACGGTATGGCGCGGGCCAGAGATGGTCCGTGAGCTTTGGAACGAAATCGAAAAACATGGCCAGTGTGAGACTTCTGCAAAGGTTTACGCACTGCAACTTGAGCGAGATTTCGATGATTTCGAATACACGGTCCGACCAGTAACGGATCAGGAGCTACGGGAGGCAATAACTGCATGAGGGATGGATATTACGTAATCATAGGAAGCGATGAATTTTGGTGCCCGACAAGGGCGTGCGCCAAGGAGACACAGCGAGTATTTGGCGGCGAGATCATCACTGCCGCAGAAAGGGATAGGAGATGGGCACAACAAGCAAGGAAGTTAAGGACAGCATTGCCATGCATCTCACAACGATAGTTTCGGAGGCAATCGATTACTTCGAGGCCAGCGGCGAAAGGATCGAAGAGGCGGTAGGGAAATTCAATCGCGCCAGGACAGGTGTCCTGATGGCGATGAAAGAATCGAACGAGATGAGACCCGGGGATTCCGTCTCGATGAAGTTGTATGAGGCTTGCGGTTTCATTGAGAGCGGCATCGAGCTGCTGACGGGGGTTAAGGCATGAAGGTCATTCATTTTCGGATGCAAAACGTACTTGGCCTTAAACTCCTCGAGGTCGAGCCGGGGAAGATCACGGTTTTCGAGGGCGAGAACGGAACAGGCAAGACTTCGGTCGTGGAGGGGCTCCAAACTTTTTTCTCGAAACGATCGCTTAAGAGCCTGAAGAACATCGACGCCGGCGACGAGGAGGCCGAGATCGTTCTCACATTTGAAGGAGAGGACGGCCGCGTCATCGCCAAGCGTGGTGAGAACGCCATCACGGTGAAACGTCAAGTTGGTGATACAGCGGCGTTTGAGAAAGTCCCCTGCCCAGCACAGTATCTTCTGGACATTGCTCCAAGGGGAGCCGTGTTGAATCCAGTCAAGTTTCTTAGCACCGACGATAAAGAGCGGATCGACATGATTCTGAATGCTCTACCGGTGGAGTTCAACGAGAATGATTTCTGGGCAAGTATCGGCCTGAACCCGGTGGACTACGACCCAGCACCGGCCACCGCGCACCCCCTCGTCAAGGTGGGGCTGTATCGCAAAAGCATCTTCGACCGTCGCACCTCGATAAACAGGGATGCAACACAGAAGCGCGGCGCGTGCGATCAGACGCGGCGCAAGGTCCCCATGGAGATCCCCACGGTGGAGGGGGTGGAGGACAAACGCGAAGAGCTCATACAGCTCAAGACCCGGCATGCACAAAGTGTTGCAAACATCAGCAATACCGCTCGCAGTGATGAAGCGCAAATCAAAGCGGAAATAATTCATGCCGAGCAATTGGCCCGTTCAGAGATCAGCGCATTCCAGCAAATGGTCTACCGCGAGGCAGAGGAAAGAATTGCCGCAAAACAGCGAGAGTTGGATGAAACTCTCCAGGAGAAGAGGAAAGCCGCAGAGCAGCGCATCGTGGTAATCCATGCGGCACGGGACGCCTCGATGGAAAACATCAACAAGCTACTACCCAAAATCGAATCGCTCGCCGAAGAGATCGGCACCATGAACGAGCGTGTGAAAGATGCCGAGCGCATCAGACAAACTCACGAAATTGCCGATGGATTCGAATCGGAAGCGATTGCCCTCGAGGAGGATGCCAAGGCGCTCACTGCGGCCCTTTCGAGACTGGAAGCCTATAAGGCCCAGATGGTCGAGAACCTACCAATCCCGGGGCTCGACATCACGGATGGAAAGGTCACCGTGGACGGTGTCCCATGGCCCCAAGTCAACACGGCCCGGAGAATATCGATTGCCGTGCAGGTGATCTGTCTCCGCTTCGATGATGCGAAGTTCAAGCCCGTATTCATGGACGGTGCGGAAGCACTAGACTCCAGGTCCATGGAGATTCTAGAGGCCGAGCTCGAACGGTATGGCGCCCAAGGGTTCATCGCCCGGGTGGCAGACGAGAACCGGATCAGGAAGGTGGGGTGATGAAAAAGAACAAGACATTGGTCTCAAACAGGAGAAAACGGAGAAGCACAGCCAAGTACCTGGAGGGTGGTGGTGAATCTCAATACGCCAGGAAAAAAGCATATTGCCACAAAAACGGCGTGTGGGGTTTTGAGGTACCCGATCCCAAGCCGTGGAGGTCAAACAAATGAACCAAGAGATACAACAATACCAACCGCCCGCCATCGAGATGGGCGGCGATACAAGCATGGTGCAGGCGGCCGAAACCATATCGAGCGTCTTGGCCGCGCAGGCCGAAGCGGAGGTAAAGGCCCGCTACATCGTGGCGATGCAGCGACCGCGCAATATCGAGCGGGTTCGGCAAGCACTCAAGCAAGAATGCGAGAGACCGGGTTTCTCGGATGTCGCTTTCTATCGCCTGCCCCCTCGCAGCAAAAAACGAGATGCGAAACCAATCCAGGGACTATCCGTCCGGTTTGCCGAAGCGGCATTCAGGGCGATGGGCAATCTCGACATGAAGGCTATCGTCACCTACGAGGACGACGAGATGAGGATTCTCCGGGCCACTGTCATCGACATCGAAAGTAACGCCGCAGTCTCCACCGATATCCCTGTCAAGAAGACTATCGAAAGGCGATACCTGAAGGATGGAGAAACAGCCATCTCGCAAAGGCTTAACTCAGATGGGAAGGTCGTTTATCTGCGACGGGCAACCGATGATGAAATCACCCCAAAGCAGAACTCGGCGATCTCCAAGGCATTCAGGAACGGAATACTTCGGTTGTTGCCCGGAGACATCCAGGACGAGTGCGAAAGGCGGATTCTACAGATCCGTCAAGGCGCCGTGCCAACTGACCCCAAAGAGCAGGTTCGAAGGGTCATTGACTCCTTCGGTTCCATCGGGGTCGATGCAGACGACTTGGTGAAATACCTCGGGCACAAGGTGGAGACCTGCTCTCCCGCCGAGCTCCAGGGGCTACGCGATCTCTACAGCGCGATACGAGCGGGTGAGACGACCTTTCATGAGGAGCTATCGGCCCGGGAGGAGCCCGAAGAACCCAAGAAGACAAAGACCGAGCAGCTCAAGGACAGCTTGAGAAGCGAGGTAGACAGAAAGCTAAACCGATTGCGCGATGATGCCGTCGACATGGCCAAGGAGATCTGGGGTGATGATGCCATCCTCAAGCTCGGACAGCATGTCCGCAAGCACGGTGTTTCCTCCATTGGCAGCGCCGATGAACCGACCTTGCAGAAAATAATCGATGAATTCAACAGCATGCTCAGCGGAGCATTGAGTGAGGAGACAGACAAGAAATGAGTTGGGAAGCAATGGATCTATGCCTGATCAATGGCGGTAAAGCCGTGCATGATGTCAATCATCATCTTGGAGAGGCTATCAAAGATATTCTCGATATGAACAAGCCGGCCGTAAATATGAGAAGGGTAACGCTCACGATAAAGCTTGTTCCGACTGAGGATAGGCAGCAAGCCGCTATTGAATACACCGTCGAAACCAAATTTCCGTCCGAAACCCCGGGCGTAGATATGATCGGAATACAACGCGAAACAAAGCGTGGATTCCTAAACAAGTCAGAGCAACTGCCAATTGATTTTGACCCCATCACAGGAGAGGTATCTCCCATGATAAGAACGGAGAAAACCAATGATTAAAGAGGCAATAGATAGAATTTTGGAGCTACAGCGACCACCTACGTTTGAAGACTGTGAGGGCGTAGAGCGTCGAACTTCAATAAACGAAGTGCTGCGTCCAACACAAATCGCACCCACGGAAGGCTTTACGCTCGATGGAGTAATTGAATTAGCCCTCAAAGGCTGCCATATTCAGTGCTCTATAAATCATGTCGTGGTATTCACTCATGAAACGTACAACAATAGGCTGTTCCGGCATGACATTCATTTCGCAAAGCCGATCTTGCCCGATAATTTCCGGTTCGGGTCTCCAATGGATGTCGAAAGCTTTATAATCCACACCGCAGATTTTTTCATTCGTAACGACAACTACAAGCAAATGATCGCCGCAGTCTCTTGCATTACCGACGTGCAAGAGCAGGTCATCGATGACGACGGCATGTCCCAAACCGTCACATATAAGTCCAGGGTAGGCCGCAAGGGCGAGGGGAAGATAGAGCCATTCGTGACGCTAAGAGCTTACCGGACATTCCGGGAAGTGGAGCAGCCCGAGGCGACCTATCTTCTCCGTATCGGCAAAGGCCGAGAAGGACCGACAATAACGCTCCACGAGGCCTCCGGGTACGACTGGAAGATCAAGTGCACCGATGCGGTTTACAAATACATCAGGGAGCGCGTGGGCGACGACGTGACGGTTATCAGGTGATGCCATGCAGCAAGTCGAGGGATACATAGCTGAGATAAGGAGCGAGGTTAGGGAATGCCTCGGATGCGGAAACCTCGTCGTTGGCGGATCGAGCTGGTGCATGAATTGTGTCAGGGCGGTTGAAGGACCACGAAAGATATTCGGCATAACGGCTGTAGGCTGGGCGGTCATCTTTGTTGCGGATTTGATCTGCGCTGCTGCTGCCGCAGCAATCGCCCTGCTTGCATAGAACTATAAGGAGTCTTGAAAAATGGATTGGAGAACAGCGTTCCGAGAAGAAGATGGACGAAATGAAGTCCGAGAAATTTCAGAGCACAAATATCAAAGATGTTCAGAAACAACAGATCATCCAGTTTATGGAAAAATTCGATGTGAATTACCAGATGGCCATGTCGGCCCTCATGCAATATCGAAGCGAATGTTTTTAATTGATACGGAAAAGCCTTTAGAAAAATTCGGACCCAATTATTGCCTAGCAAAATGGGGACAGCGCCGATAACTTCTGAACATTATCGGTGGAGGAGGAATCGTGAAAGACAGAAGCTTGATCATGGGTGAACGATGGGCGATACAGCAACATTTAAAAGACAAAGCAAAGCGGTATCGAGAGAAAACTTCACAAGGAACATCCTCTGATAGAGAATTCTATTTAGAGATTGCAACATTGCTTGAGACCATTTGTACAGAAATCGGAAACGCCGAACATTGGCGATAATCGATGATCGATAGACACAAATTCTACGAACGGATCGCAATCTGCCTCGAGAGTCACATGTCACAACGGGACTCCGAGGCGATTGCGGCCCGTGAGTTTTTCGCATCGTGCAATCTGCCGACCATAGAGGACAAGGCCGATGCTGACCGTCTTGGGTGGTCGAAGTTGAAGATATTTCGCACGATGAATCAGGAAGGACTAAAAGAATGGAATCCAAGTATATGATATGGCGCAGAGGAACCAAACAGATTTCGTATGAGCACCCAACGATAGATTCAGCGAAATCTGAGGCCGAAAAGATTGCCAGGCTCTCTTCAGGACAAGAGGTTTATGTTCTCAAACAAGTTGCCGTTGTCAAGCTCAACGACGTCCAATGGGAAAAGCTCGACACGGAAGACCCGGATATTCCGTTTTGAACTAGGAAGGACTATGGCAATGACTATAGATCACGAATACACAGACGAAATAGTATGCCCGTATTGCGGCGCTGAGTTCTCTGACTCATGGGAGTTTGGAGACCATGACTTCCCTGAATGCGATTGCGGCAAAAAGTTCATATCCAGAAGGGATATCGATGCAACCTACCTCACGGAAAAATGCCCATGTCTGAACGGAGAAGCACCGCACGTCTGGCATAGTCTGGCATTCGAAATGCCTGGGAAAACCGTTTTTGAGCACCGTTATATGTGTCGAGAATGCACCACCGAAAGAGAATTCCCAGGTGAAACCAGAATTGAATTTGAGGCGTTCGATGAACGCACGGCAGGTGACCAATGATGACCTTCCTATGGACACTGCTTGGACTCTTCATTGTGCTGTTGGTTATCGCGGACCGACGACGAAAGAAAGCCTACCGTGATTACAAGGAGATACATCCCGATGAAAACCCGTAAACAATGGCTGAAAGAACGGAAACGCTTTATCACTGCATCAGATGTCGCCGCAGTACTCGGTGTACTGACCGCATTCAAAAACATCCTAGACGTCTACATGGACAAAACAACCGAGGACGTCAAGGAGAGCGACAGCCCGATTCTGAGATACGGTCACTACATGGAGCCCTTCACGGCCGAGCTCTACGCCGAGCAGACAGGCCGTGAGGTGCGCGACCCGGGGGCAACGGAGATCGCCGTCCACCCAGACATCCCTTGGCTTGGGGCCACACTGGACCGAGAGACACTTGTGGATGGTCGCTGGATACCGCTGGAGATAAAGCAGGTTAATGACCCACGCTACATCTTCAAGGCCGCAGAGTGGGCAGAGGAGCCACCCGAGCAATACTGGATACAGTGTCAGACACAAGCGGCCTGTAAACAAATGGACTTGTGCGCCATTACCGGTCAGTTCCCTGGGTGCGTGCTCGCCAATGCTGACATGGGGTTCGACGAGGAGTTTTTTGAGCTGGCGTATCCAGTGCTCGATGAGTTCTGGAATCACAACGTCAAGAAGAGGATCCCGCCCGAGGTGCCCGACCATCCGAAAGCGCTGGATTCCCTGAAGCGTCTCTATCCAAAAGAGAACGGGTGGACTGTCACTCTCAATAATGATGCGCTCCAGTTGGCCAACGATATGCGCGCCCTCAGAGCGGAAGCGCGCGAGAACGACAAAGAGGCAAAGCGGATCGAGGCGATACTAAGAGGGCAGATGGGAGCGGCTTCTTATGGCTCTTTGAAAGACGGAACAGTCCTTCAGATTACCACAGTCAATCGGAAGGGTTACACCGTTGAGCCCAAAAGTTTCCGTCAGATGACACGAAAGAGAATCTGAGATGAAATTCAAGATAGATGATGAAGGTTATTTGAAGATTCAAAGAGGCAAGTTTATGTGTCGAGTTGAGTGCCCAATTGATGGATCTAAAACACAATGCGGTTCATGGTGTGCGCTTTTTGGTGAGCCAGAAGTCAAACCAGAAATGGGCACACTGGGAGGAAAAGCTAGGTTCTCCGTTGAGCTCAAATTATGCCAAAAAACGCTGGTCACAAACGTCGATTACTTCGAGGACGAACGATGAAAACAACATACATCACATTCAAACGGGAGATGGCGCGCGCCTATGCCAAGGGTAGGAAGCGGATGACACGAAGAGTCCTAAAGGTTCGGAAGCAAGGTGGAAAGATGGGACATCCTGAGCCTCCATGGCAAGTCGAAGAGGATGGAAAGCTATACTATCAGGACGAATACGGTGATTATCATCCAGCCGATGATTTCTGTCCCTACGGTCAACCCGGTGACCAACTCATACTCGGGACGACCTGGGCTGTTCCAAGGGAATTTGATCACTTAAAGCCAAGTGAGTTGCCATTTTCAGTCAATGGTCTTCTAAATGGTGTTATGCCCATCCCTATATGGTCGTACTTCGAGTCGTACTTCGATTCGGACGAGAAGCCGGATTGGTTCGGAAAGCTGAGACCAGGTCGATTTCTTCCAAGCAAATTCCGAAATCGGATGCCGCGCGAGACGTTGAAGATCGTACGCGCTGAACGGGTGCAGGACATCACGAATGAAGAGGCGATTCTGGAGGGGATCTTTGAAACACCAAGGGATCCCGGGTTTAATTGCTGGTCAACTCACGGCATGCTAGACTTATACCCAACGCCACGAGATGCATTCAAGGCGCTTTGGGAGTCGATTAATGCAGGCAGAGGTTACTCATGGGATTCGAATCCGTGGGTTTGGGTTTTGGGGTGGTGAGATGAGCAACAAAATAAAACTACGTTATGGCAGTAGCCAAGAAAATGGATACGATGAATTCGAGTTTGAGTCTCATCTATTTGATGACGCTGATTCGGCTGCTGAGGCATTGATGCAGTATCTGTGGGACAACTGTGATGGTTGGGAGTGGATGCCAGATACGAACGAAACAATATGGTTTGAGTACGGCGGAGAGGAATATCTTTTTACGCCATTGGTTGAATATGATCCGGTGTTTTCGTGCAGGTATGGACTGCATAAAGCAAAGGATGGACTGCATAAAGCGAGAAGAGATGATGCCGAGAAAGTAGCGGAATTTAAAAAGCTCCTTGATAAGACTACACATGTGACAGCCGAAGATCTGCACACACCGTTAAAGTGAGGAAAATGAAAACCGTGAAAATAACGATTGAGGTAGAGGTGCCGGATGATGCAACACAGGCAGCTGTAGACGACATTGGTCAACCGTGGTCATTTAGTGGTAATGCAGAAATTTTTGATTGCGACAGTTTCGGTCAAATTTGGACCGGAAAAAACTGCACCCAATGTCGTGTAATCAACTGGCGCGAAACACTCACGAAGGTGAAGTGATGAGCATACCGGATCCAATTGAGATAATGAAACAAAGACAAGAAGAATCTATAGATAGAATTGTGATCATAGATGGAATTGAATACTACCCATGCGATGATTGCGGGAAAGCGACGCCACTCGATGACATCGTATGCATGGACCCATTAGGTGTATCAGGCGGCATCTGTGGAGATTGCTTGGATAGATGGGTAGCAGAAAGGGAAAAAAAAATGAGACCGGATAGGCCAGGGCATTGGTGGTACAAAACATCATATGGGCCGGAAAAGATAGCTTATATTGCGAGCGGGTTTTCTTTCGAACTGTGTGTCATTGATAACCAGCATCCCGTTTGTATTTCTGTATTCGAATGTTCGTCAGAGTTCGGAGAATGGCTCGCCCAGGCACATCCACCGAAGAAGATTGGGAACAGAGTCAATGAGGCCAGAGTGCTAAATACGGATGATGGACTGGTCATTCCCTATGAAGACGTAAAAGAGTTCCTGCTAAATGGAGATTATAATGAAGAATAGACCAGATAAACCAGGATGCTACTGGTGGGAAGATGACTGCGGACGCTATCACGTTGCAGAGTTTGACGAGGAAATGGAGACCCTTGATTCTTGCGATACTGGTTTTGTTAGTCCAGAAAAGTTTGAAAACTCGGCCTGTTTTATTCGATGGGTAGGCCCGGCGCACCCTCCAAAGAAGGTTGATCGTTACAACTCTGAAACCGAGTATGGTTGTTTCGGAGCGACCCAGAATAACGAGATGGTGATACGTCAAAATGGAACATGGATACGTTATAAAGACGTCAAAGAGTACCTGCTGAAGGGTGATGAAAATGGCTGACAAATCGAAGATAGAATGGTGTGATGCGACCTGGAACGTAGCGTATGGATGCTCAAAGGTATCTGCGGGCTGTAAGAACTGTTACGCCCATAGGATGATTTCGACGCGGTTCCCGCATTTGACTGGTTGTAAAACCAAGCTCGACATATACGGTGAAGAATTAGAAATAGAAAGCACAGTCGGATGGGACAACCGCGCCCACTTCAAACCGGAGCGATTGGAGATCCCGTTTCATTGGAGAAAACCGCGGCGGATCTTCGTATGCTCAATGTCCGACCTGTTTCACGAATCGCTCACAGACGAGCAGATAGCCGCTGTGTTCGGGGTGATGGCCGCTACTCCGCAGCATCAGTACGTGATTTTGACGAAGCGGCTTGACCGGGCTGTGGAGTGGTTTGGGTGGGCATCAGCGGAGTCAAAAAAACACCGCATGCCAGAAAACATATGGACACAGCAATTGACTAAGCTTGACGTAGGCCCTCGTATAAAAAGAACGCTCGCCACAGAGAGCGAGGGGAGCGGTGGATATCTAGAAAAATTATACCCTTGGCCCCTCTCAAATGTCATCATGTGCGCCAGCGCGGAGAACCAGCCAACAGTCGATGCGCGGGTACCACTGCTATTTCGGATTCCCGCGAAATGGCGCGGGGTGAGCGTTGAGCCGATGCTGGAGAGGGTTGATTTTAGACATATTGACGCCGAAATCAAGAGCCCGCTTTCTGGCCTATTCTGGATCAATGCTCTCACTGGCAAGCACACCGATATGGGCCGTCCGTGCGAGACTATTCGCCCGCTAGATCTTGTCATCTGCGGCGCCGAGACCGGGCCTGGCAAACGGCCGTTCAAAGACGAGTGGGCACTGGACTTGAGAGACCAGTGTCGAGATGCAGGCACTCCCTTCTTCTTTAAAAAAGACGGTGCAGGAAAACCTACCCTTTGCGGCGTCGAGTACCACGAGTGGCCGGAGGATTGAGATGAAAATAGGAGACATGGTCTGCGTCACAGTGCCGTGGCCATCCGGGCCGAAGAGCGACATTGCAAAGATAACGCGCATTGACGATGACAGCGTGCAGATGTCGGTGAACCTCGGGGATGGATGGAAGATCGCGATAACGGCGCCGCGGCACCAGGTCGTGACGTCACTGTGGACCGACATGCTCCACCTAGAGCAGGAGTGATAGGTGACAATAACAAATAGGCCGAACCCCTATTTGCCCAATGGTGGGTTGCTCTTTATGCCGCGCCGCGAAACAACATGCAGCAAACCATGAGTTTGATGCCAGCAAAAAGCGACGATATCGTTTGTTCGATTTTAATCAGCGGCGCGGCATTTTTTTAAACGAAAGGAAAATCATCATGAACAATCCTGTATCAAAAAATCATAGACACTTGCTTGAGCACACCCTTGGTGGACCAGACCCCGCAAAATGGTACCGAAATTATTTCGTGGCCGGCGACGGACACACTGATTTGCCAGCACTGAGAGAGATGGAAGACCTCGGGTTTATGAAAGAGGTTCCCGCTCCTACTTTTTGTCCGGACAGTATCGTCTTTATGGTTACCGATAAGGGTAAAGAAGAGTTGAGAAAGGAACCATCGAGTAAGCCCTAAACCACACCTATCTCATCCCGGGATTGGTGATACGGCAGAGAAAACCGCTCCGTGAAACAAACCACATATCCATGCCGTCAAAGAGCAATCGGCCTGGTTCGTCTCCTGTGACGATGCCTGTCGGTATATTGGTCAACACCATGCTGGCCGTATAATCCTGTTGCGATGTCGACGTGTTTGATTTCATAAATTGTGTCAACGGAATTTTTGCAAACGCAAGTCTTGCCTCATCATACACCTCACTCTGTTGGTGCAGTTGCAACCACAAATTGTATCCATCACATCCAGATACGATATTGTAGTCTTGGACATCAGAATACCATTCATGATTATCGATTGTTATACAATACTTTATATCATCCTCAGATTTTACTAGAAGATGAAAAGATCCAGTTGGACCAGCACACACCACGGTTCCATATGACCCGCCGAAATTGCAAATCGCCTTGGGAAGATAGTTATAAAAAGCAGAAAGAGCGGAATATATAACGCCGCCAGTGTAATCACTTACCGTTGGATCTACTATTTTTGCCGAACAAAGATGAACATCATGATTTGTTCCATTGATGACTCGTGACAACCAATAGACATGGCTTCCATCGGAAACGATCCTACCATTAGATGAAGAAACAGGCGATGAAACACCATTTCCGCTCCCTTTTGCCGCGGATCCGGTACCTGCACGGGGTACAATAGCGACGCCGCATTTGCCTGAGATATTGTCGCTCGATACAGCCAGATGCAAAGAGCTTGCAATGATAATCTTGGAGTATTCCTCGTCCGTCGAGTAATCCATGTTAAGATTATAATTCCACTGGGGCACATATCCACTGGAGCTCTGGGTGTAGAAACTTGTCACCCAATAGGTATTGCTTGTCGCCCTCCAGAGGACATAAAGACTCTCTCCGTCACAACAGATACTCCTTACGCTCTCCATTGTTCCGGCAGAGAATTCTAAATCTAACGCTGATCCTACACCTGGGAAATTATCGTACCTAAATGGACCTATAATTGGCAATATACTATCTGAATCCGTAAGCACATACAGGATGGGTAGCTGTGTTGTGCGACTGACACCGACACATGAATCTCGAATTACCACTCCAGGTATAACCGCAGTCAGATCCAGGAAATTGGGATACACATCTGGCCTGGAAATGGATGTATAGGACTTAAATAATCCTTCACAGACATCTTGCATCGACCACATGGGGGGCTTGGTATTTCTGTTGAGTTGATATTGGAGCGCCTGCAGGTATTGGCTCGAAAGTGCTGTATCATCGCTACCCAACCAGCTCATGCCGGCATCCGCCATGAGCTTCTGGAAAAAACCGTCTTTGTCTCTGGCCCAATCGTGCTGGAGTGGAGTGCCAGGTTGACCACCGCTCTTATCTTTGAATGTTCCACCCGGGTAATCGGCGCTTGGCGTTGTCGCCTGCGAACCGTAAGCCTGCGTTAATGACTTTGCCATATCTCTACCTCATATGAGCAGCAATCGCCGAAGCAGCTGCTACGATAGGACCAATGATGGAGATCCATGTCCCGATGTTCCAACGTCGACGCTGTTCGTGCCGGAGCTGGCACGCCTCGAGCTTTTCATCGACCCTTGTGTTGACGCTGTGCTCGAGGCTGTGTATGGCCTCGGTGAACTTGAGATCCAGCGTCGTCATGGCGAGCTCGACGATCAGTTCAATCTCTCTGCGTCGTTCGTCGGTCATTGGTTTATCCAGTTTTCTCGTCGTCGACGGCCGCGTCAGACTCCGCGATCAGCTCTTCCAGGATCTTGATGGCGCCACTGATATACAGGATCTGCTGGTCGGCGCTTCGGAGTTGCTGATCTAGGGTAGCCCGCTGTTGCCGGCCCTTATCGAGCTCGCCCTGAAGCTTTTTCAGTTCGCCTTTCAACAACGACACCTTGATGACTCGCCTGTTATCGACCACACCCTTCTTCAGCTCATTGATAGCCGCTGCTCTTTGTTCTGTTGCCTTTGCCATATCGTCTTTCTCCTAACAAAGCATCGACGCTGGAATCCAAGGTTTACGCCCGTCGATGGTAAACGTCGACACGGATGCATATTCACTGTGCCGGATGATTGATTCTTGCTGTCCGTATGTCTTGATCCGATAGGGCAACTCCGGCCAGTCTGGAATGACCCAGTTGCCTCGCAATGTGGATTCAAAACATCTCAATGGAATTTGATGGTCCGTCTGAAAATATTGAATCGGCTGCATTGCCAGAATGGCGAGCTCGGCAGCGCGCCGAGAAAGCGCGTAGGCGCCCAATGTCCTCGGTGCCCTTACCTGCCCGTTCGGATACAATGAGAGGCGACAGCCGGGATGTGAAGAGCCGATGAGGTAGTACCAGTCGCAGTCGTCGGGCACCTCGATTTCGGACAGGTCTCCAACGGGTTCGGTGTCGTCCTCGATGATGATGGTCCACTGTTCGTCGGTGGCGAGGAAGTGCTCCATCGCCCGCAGATGAGAGCAATTGCATCCGTACGTCGTCGGGAACATTTTGAAGTGCCTGGATGACATGTCCATATCCTCGGGGATATCTCCCCAGCACGGTCGTCCCTCCTCGTCAAACGTCCCGTCAGACCACTGCATGCCGTCTACTGCAGGGATCCGTATCAGGTCATGAAATGCCGATGACACGTGTTCCCATCGGTCCGTAGACCGGTCGAGGTTTATGCATCGAATTTTCATGTCTTGTAAGATCATCTAGCTGCTCTTAATCATAGACGTTTGCGACGTGAATCCTCTCAGGCGCGCCACATGCGTCAAGACCTCTGAACCGGACAAGTCAGTCACGATCACTCGAACGTTAAATCCAGTATTCCCATTATTGGTCATAGTAATCGTGGATGTCCATGTTGCACTGTCTGATTTAATCTCAATCTGATTTGCCGTTTCATAGTCCCATGCCATATATCCAGCATTGTTCCAGCAAATTATTCTACGAGAACAAATACTATATCCATTATCGACGTGGTCAGCAGCAAATATAGACGATATCAGTTCTATCTCAAAGATCGCCATAACTCCATCTGGAAGAAGTATCGATATCCCGCTCCCTCCAAATGTGTCGTGTAAATTAATAGACTCATTTCCTGTGGTTACACCAACCTGAATCAGACCATCAATCCCTTGTGCAGTTCCATCTACACTATTGTGTCGATCCATTCCCCAGTGTCTAGCACCGGCGGCCATAGTCGTCACATAGCGACCTATCGCCATCGCGTAGTCATGAGTCACCGTCAAATCTGCTCCAACCGCGCTGGAGTACTGACTCTCTGCATCGATTGTGCTCCCTATGAAGAGGCCACCCGAAGCATCGAGAACAAGATCTTCACCAATCGCAACCAATTTATCGCCTAATGAAGAGCCATGACCAGAACCTTGTCCTATAGTTAGGCTATCGCCAACCACAAGACTGTTGTCTGCGTCTACAGTCGACCCGCTCCCCATGATGAGCGAATCGCTCATGTCGCCATTCAGCGCCAAGCTGGCCCCCATGGCGATTACTCTTTGAGTTGTCGGAACAGCGGTGACCGTGTTTCCTCCTACGATACGATCCCAGGATAAGAGCAAGCCTTTGGTGTTGACCTGATCGGCGGCCATAATAGCAATAGTTGGGTCATCTCGAGCTGGTATAGCAAAATTGTGTGGAGTAGGAGAAACAGCGCCTATGTCAGCAATTATTAGTGTCCTAGATGTCGTATCAGTCCCAATCACAAGAGCGCCTTGCGTCTGAGTAGAATCATACTCGATTCTGGCATCGCTTGAATTGCCTAAACAAATCTGTAGGTCATCTTTAATAAATATTCCTGCATTAATATTTACCCATCCATCAAATTCAGCATTTTCATCTACCTCCAGCTTGCCACCCACGAAAAGACTATTCGCGGTCGCGCCGATCTTGTCTGGACCAGTGCCAATGAGTAGCTGACTATTGCTGTTAAAAGTCAAAGCGCTGCTTTGCTCAACCTCGCCGGTGCTGCTTCGATTGCCAAAGAGCACCTGCTCGGCAGCCAGTCCGGCCAGTGCGCTATTGTCATAGAGCCAGCTAATAGCCGCCATCAGAGAGACGTTGCCAAAGTCACTCAGAAAATCCAATGCCTCAGAAGCGTCATCGGCGAACCTGGCTTTGATGCCGCCGGCGCTCAATAGATCATCGCTGAACTCAAGCTTGCCATCGCTCGTGACGCTGTTTGAAACCGACAGGGTCGCGACATCGAACATTTCATCGAAATGCCATGAGAATTGACCATCGAGGATGCGAAATGCCTTTACGCGTGCCGGTTCATCCTTGGCGAGCAGTTTTGTGATATATCCGTTTTGATCCCTGGCGCACACCATAATGTGCCCAAGATCGGCATCAGCACTGCCATCAAAGCCAATTTGCTTGTTCTGGTACGTCGTTGGCGCGTCCGCGATATGAAAAATCCTTCGTTCAACTAAGTCGCCCATGCATCACCTCATGAATAGTCCTGAATCTCCTCGTCCGTGGGCGTGACCACGTCCTGGAATTCAAACTCTGTCGGATACGTCACGTCTTGAATGTCGTAGTCCTCGCCGTCCGGATACGAAATCACCCTAAGAATACACCGGGTGTGGACCGGCTTGAGCTTGAAGATAATCCGCATCAGGGGCCGAAGCTTCGACTCCGGAATGTAGGCATACTCCGGCCAAGTCTCCCCACACACGTACCAGTAGACCGAGTACTCCTCCTCGACATTCGGACACGGATAGCGCTTGAGCCGGCGCACGTATCCGTCGTAGTCACCGAACTGAACGGAGTTATCGCCCACGAACTCAGTCCCGTCTCCGAACTGGTACAGGTAGTTCTTCACAATCTCGTACAAGTCATTGACCAGCACATAGGATGTGTCGATCAGATTGTCCGGAGAGAACGGATTTCGCGCCTCAACCGGGTCGCTCCCGGGCACCCACCATTCGTGGACATAGCAGTTGTCACAAATGGACTGGATAGCATCCTGGATGTAGGCGGGGTCTTGCCCGCCGAAAGCCCGCCACTCGAGCTCTAGATTAGGAGGGGACAAATCGTTTGGACTCCCGAATTGCTCCGACCAGTCGTGGAGATAGCTGGTCTGGAGCGGGAGCATCTCCAGGAAGACACTGGCGATGTGGTTGCGAGCGTTCAGGGGAAGGATGGACAGGCCGTGGAAGAACTTCTTCAACGTCTTATCCGGAATCAGGTTCCACGCCCTCGACCGAGGGAGAAGCCTGTCAAACACCCTTACCCAGTCGTTCAGTTCCATGTCAGTGTCCCAAGCTTCGCCTTCTCGCCTTCCTGAAGTGGATAGACTTCCACGTCGACTCCGCCCGTACTGATTGAGATACTGCCGATGGATCCATTGTATCCTGCGGCTATCCGGCTCACGATGCCGCCGACTTCCATCTGTGACACAACATCCTTCTTCGGTGGGAGTACTGTGTAGCCTACTTGTCCGCTCGGCTCGCGGTCGTAGAAAAACTCAGTGAGACCGTTTTGGATGGCGGTTTTGGCGGCCTCGGTTATCTCGGGGCTACCGGTGGTGATTTGGGAGATCGTCACATCAAATGCGGTTCGGGTGATCCCAAAGACGCGCACCTCTGCATTGATGTTACGACGGTTTGAAAGGCCGCCTCCGTCTCCTTCGATATGATCCTTTACATCGTTAGCGAGTTCAGCAGGCAAAGGTTCCCCGTCCGGTGTATCGTCGCTTTCGATAAAAACGAAAACTTGACCGGCTCGGCTGTTTGGTATACCTGGGTGTTCCCAGGCCGCATAAGGGTATGCATTTCTGACCCCTGTGACTTCTTCAGCCCAGTTCTTGTAATCCGCCATGGCCCCACCCTGTGGTCGAGCCAACCAACGCTCGAGAACGCGCTCACGGTAAGCCTCGGTTGTCTCCGGGTCTACACCTGCTATTCCATCAGTAGAAACCGTCACTTCCTTTTCCACGGCATCCGGAGGGCTCACGAAGTAAAGCTCGGTGCCCAGGTCAACATTCCCGAGCACCCCAGGCCGTGTCGCCCGTATCGTCGCGTAAACCGTCGGTGCGTTGAGGGTCACGTTCCCAACGACCACATAAATCATCTGGGTATCCGGGTTGGCGATACGCTCCCCGCTCACGATGGTCCCACCCTGGGTTAGCACGGTGATCTCCACCGTCCGCTCGGCCCGCTGCCCGGTCTTCTGGTAGATCCCAACCAGCTCCCCGTGGGCCTGGAGGGGGTTGATGGTCTTCCCGTTGAAGTTCACTTGCTTGTTGCTCGCCGTCTTCACGAACATCTGGAGCAGGTTCCATCCGGCGAACTCGTACAGGAGGACAAATACACCACCCAAGGCTTTCGCGAGCACACGACAAAAGCTCTTGGGGAGCAGTGGGATAGTGGTGTTCAAACTCGTTGCCATCTGGGCGATGATTTCATCAGCGATTTCGTTTGCCTTTTTTTGGGAAATCATAGTTCAACTCCTACGTTGATGGTGTACGGGGTGCCCCACTTCGCCATGACATCGGCTCGCAGGTTTACCCTCTTGGGGGACGGCGCCGTTGCCGATACGGATACGGATGCGAGCACCTCTTTCGGCATACCATCCTTGATGTCATCGGTCGCGGCCTTCTCTATCTGGGGCAGTAGAGCACTCGTGACGGGCCTGCCATCCAAGAGCGATTGGAGTTTCCCACGATACTGACGCTCCTTGGGCTCCCCCTCGTTCCCCCACCACTGCTTGTGCGCCGTGGCCTGGCTGCCGTCGTCGTCCTCGTTGCCACCGAACCAGCAATGATAGACAGCCGTCTCGATGAACTTGGTCATCACGATAAAGCTGCTGACTATGGGTTCACTGCCAGACAAATAGGAGCGCCTCTCCTCCTTGATATCCCCGCCGCTTGGCCCGTCGAAGTGATAGACATCGCCTTGTTGAATTGCATTGGTGCCGTAGTCTACCATTACACTGCCTTCACCTTCGTTTGACCTGAATCAATCACCTCGACTGGTCCTGATACAGATCCCGTGCCACCGCCAGAGAGTGTTCCTGATGCGCTCATGGTGCCTGAATCGCCAAGTCTGATAACGAGTGCTCCGCCGGCTTTCACTTTTTTGGCAGTCGCATTGATAACGCCACCGCCAGCTATTGTCCCATCGACAAATCCCGGAGAGCTGCCGCCACTGAAGGTGTACCCCAGTGGGGTGACAAAGATCCCTTCCCCTTGGGCCTTGGCCTTAGCGTCTGGCGTACTGGTGATGATGAATTCTCCATTGGATATTGGTGAACTACTGCCATGTCCAATGGTGCCGTTCGCATTCATGATCAGTTCCAAGCTCATGGGTCCACCGTGAAATGGCCGTTTACATCAAACTGCCCATTTGCTTTGAGTCCGAATACGCCATTGTCGTTTTCGGCTACGATGTCACCATCCGGATACAACCAAATCTTTGCCACGATCTCTCCCAATTCGTTGCGGGCGAAGATGACCCCCTCCCCGCGCTCCGTGGACGCATCTCCATGGAGAACCGCCGAAACGACCACCTCTTGGCCGGCCCTATGGCAAAGGACAGAATCCCCGGGCATCGGGTAGAACTCCGCTCCGGAGGCGGCCATCACCCGGGCCGTCACCGCCTGCCCGGTCCCCGTCTCAACGACAGCCGTGATCTGCCCATCTTCGATGGAGACCTCTTTGATGTGCCCGATCATTGCCATGGCAACCGCTCCGGTATCTGCCCGCTGTACACGCCGGGAAGGACAAGGTTGAGGGATGCCGAGTGGACGCCGGCGCTACGCTTAAGGGTGACCATCGCGACCAAGAACTCAAACGGCTCTAGGATGAAATCCTCTTCGCTCTTGAGCGAAACGAGCTGCCCCGGTTGGTACGTTTGCCCGAGGTCATTCTGCCACGTCGCGACCTCGGCGTTACAGGACACCAACTCGGCAAACATGCGTCCGGCAACGGAGTTTGTCGCTTTCTCCAGCTCCCCTTTGTCGATGTCTTCGGCGTCGAAGGAGTATGCCCTAACAACGTCGGTGGCATGGGGGTTTTTGACGGTGAACTTAGCACCTAGCGCCCACTTTCGGCTCTTCGCGGGCACGATACCGGTCACCGAGGAGTAGTACTTTGACTCGTCGAAAGAGACCGTCATCGCATAGGTTGGGGGTCTCCATTTTTCCAGAAACGATACCACCTCGCCGCTACCTTCCCCCCTGTGGAGGAGGAGCTCGCCGAAAGCGCTGTCCGAGATGACAAGCCCCCTCTGGCTGGCAAGCCCGGAGAGGAATGGGAGAATGCCTTGTCCCGGCTCAATATCGACCCGTTTGAACCGTGCCGATGTCGGCGTGTCGAAGCGAACTGAAATGCCGTGCTCTCCGCAGAGGTCTTCTGTGATCTGCTCGAGCAAAGCATCCTTCCACTCGAGGGGGAACTTCTCAATAGAGGGCGTGCAGAGCTCGAGAACCCCCGGGTTCGAATAGCACGATATGTCCAGAATCTTGGTCGATGGATCGTTGTTCAGCCGCGGTGACTCACACCGACCGGTGAAGAGTCGCTCTCCGAGGTGGTCAACGGTGATCCGTTGGCTGCCGAGGGGCATGAAAATCTCCCGGGTCTCCGGTTCGTTCGGGACGGAGAATGCGCATTTTGATATCGCGTCAATCGCAAGGGCGAGCTCGAAGTTGTCGAAGGTTCCAATCCTAGTCCCCTCTACACGGATATCGAGCGCTTCGTCACTTACAACCTCGGAAGGTCCCCGCGCCATAGGGACTTGAATCACCGTGCCGGCGGCAATCGGCTCCTGGACGGATGGGTTGGCGCGCTTGATGGCGGCTGCATCGGTGTCATTGCCGGTGGTTTGCCTGGCAACCAGGTCCCATGACTCCCCGCCTCGGGCTTTATACGTGCCAGACAATCTCGCGTCCTTTTGGTATTAGAAAAAACTCGTCTCCGACCAACTCGTTCATGCTGGTAAAATGATCGAGCACGTCGAACGCAGTGGTCCCGTAGAGCTCGTAGCAAAGGTCCAGTGGTGTCCGGTCCGATGCGATCGGTTCCCGCATCTCCGTCTTTGCCTCGAATGACCGTGAGATGAGACTGGATGCAACCGAGGAGAGAAGCCGGTTCAACTCGGCAAGCCCGCCCCCAGTGTCGGTGTTCGCCTCGGATATGGTGGAGACCTCCAGGCTCTCGAAGTTGTTATCATGCCAGGCTTGATAATCCTCGCGCAACGCCAGGAGCTTCTCTGCGGCGTTGATGTAGTCAGCCTTTGTCAGATACTCGGTTGACTCATCGAGCAGCATCGCCGTGTTGCCGAGGTAGCTCTGAGCCATCATCTTGTCCAGATGGAAGAGATTTATCGCCTCTTTCGCGTACTTGCTCGGCTCGGCGAGGGTGCCTGTGAAGATGTCTTGGGCGAGATTCTGATAGGCCAACGCTTTGGAATTGGTCAAGCTGGCCTGTCGACGGGGTTCACCAATGAGGAGTTGGGTCTGCCTCGCCAGCGCGAGGGGCTCCCCGAGGAGGGTGTCCATGCCTCGGTTGATGGAGTCACCGGTATCCTCGATGGCCTCGTTGACCCTGGCCACGGCACCGCTGGCCTTCTTGATTGCGTCAGACATCTTCTTGAGGGCGCTTTTCAGCTTGTTCCGGAAGGATGCCTTGTCAACTGGGTCGGTTAGCTGGACGTTATTGGAGAAATCCATCGCTGACACTTCCATGAGTGAATCGAATACCTGAGTGTTGCCCCCGGTCTCCCCGATCTGCAGCCCCACGGTCTCGTAGAACTCCACATCGTAGACGACCTGCCCGGCCCCGCTCTTCAATGGGTCGAGTCGCGTTATCTGACCAGCAGGAACAACCGTGATGTCCCCGAAGACCGGGTGTGTCAGTACGCCCTCTCCGTCCTCAAGAATGGCCGACAGGAAGGTTTCTGCCAATGCCTCGTAGCTGAATCCAGAGAAGTAGCATCTCATTGGGAATCGGCCCGAGGTGTGGCCGTTGCTCTGGACGTAGGTTCCATTTCCAACTGCGGATTCGAAGACGGCGGTCTTCTTGTCCACCAAGGATTCGATGTCCTCGTAGTCAAACGTGACTACCTGGCCGCTGGGGCTCTTGTAGGAACCCTGCTGGAGGTCATCAAGACTCACGGCATGCCCCCGGTGTGAACGAGCTTCAGACGGCCGCTGGAACCCTTGGTGACGGTGGCGCGTTTCCCGGTTGTTTCATCCTTAATTGTGATTTCGACCTCTTCTTTGGTTGTAGATGTTCCCTGGTGAGTCACGATATTCCATTCATCAGATACCGGATCTCCTCCAGAGTAATGTGCAATATTGCGCGCCTGTAGTAATCTTGCCCTGTCCGACCTGAGGTTTCTTAAGGTGGCTTCAGCGGGATCCAATATGTCAGTCGATCCCCCGTACATGGATGCCATGCCGGATATGTAGCTTCTGTTTCTTCGTCGACCCTGGAGAGCTTTCTCCTCTTTTGCAATGAGTTTGTTCACCCTCGTCAGATCACCCTCGAGCACTGCTTCGTTGCGCTTCGCCAGATCGCCACTCATGGTATGCTCATGTTCCGCCCGAAGCATTTTGGCCTGATGGCGAGCCTCAAGGAATGGCTCCACGAGTTTTTCGCGAAGTAGTTTTTGTATCCCCCAAGCAGCAACAAAAATCCCAATCCCAATTAAAGCAGTTTGAAAAGCAGCAACGGCAGCGGTGCTCAATCCAATCTTCATCGGCAGGGTCTTGCCCATGAATGCACCAACCGCCTTGAGCGGACCAAGGTTGATATTGGCTAGCGCATTGAATAGCGTCATCGCCGTATTGGTCACTTTTACTGCGCCAGTAATGGCATAGAAAGTTCCAATCAGATACGCAATTTTTGGTCCCCAGTAGACGATTTTCTCTAGGTATTCAGGAATTTTTTTTATAAATTTATCAAGCTTTGTCCTGATGATTGCCTTATTCTGTATGATCCACTGCTTGGCCTGCTTTGATACATCGATGAGATAATCTGTCGTATCTTTAAGGACTGGTGCCAAAACTGTACCAAGCTCGGCAGCTGCCAAACCGACGTTGTCTTTCAGCGTCGAAACTTTTCCGGACAGAGTCTCTGAGGCGATCTTCATTCCTTCGAAGAAGATGCCGCCCTTTCCAGTCATCTTCTGGAGTGCTTTTGTCAGGTCCTCTGTGGATATTTTCCCGGCGGAAATCGCCTTGAACAGTTTCGTTCCGCTTTTCCCAACAACGGCGCCTAGGTCGTTGAAAATAGGAACACCAGCCTCAGCAATCATATTGAGGCTTTCCATGTCGACCTTGCCCTTCAGGAGAGCCTTATTATATCCTCTAACGATTGAATCCATCTTCTGGGCGTTCCCGCCTGCTGTGTCACCGAGCATTCGGATAAGTTCAATCGTCCGGGTTATGTCGCCACCCATGTTTGGCAAGAGCTGTTTTGCCGCGCCGGCGAGATTTTCGAATTGAAACGGCGTTGTTGCAGCCGTATCATTGAGGGCCTTGACCATTTCGGTGGCCTTTTTTGCACCTCCTAATAGTGGCGTGAAAGCCGCCTCGGCGTCCTCGATTTTCGAGAACTGTTGCATGACCTTCCATGTTGCACCAGCGAGCGCCGTGATGCCCGCTACCGCAAGGAAAGCACCTCTCCGTATTCCCGTGGTCAAGGTCCTTGATACACGAGACATCGTTCTATTAAGACGGCGCATCGCCATAGACCCCCTTGCCGTCAACTTCATGAGCCTGTTTTGGATCTTGCCAATCGTCCTGGTTGATTGGTCTACAGCCTTATAAGCAGTCTCTATATTGAACCTAGGCGGCATCACTTCCTCGGCTTTGTATCCTCGATCAATTGGGCACGGATCCCATCATAGAAAAACTCAATCTCATCCAGGTCTAATGTTCTGGGGTCCGGAAGGCCAGGATAGTTCATGCAGATCTGAAGAAACATCTCGGTCACCACGTTGGCTCGCGTGTGCCTTGGAATTCCATCTCTGCCCGGCGCCAATATCACTTCTTGTCCTCTCCTGACCAATGTCGGCCCGGTTATCTGTTCAAACCAGAAACAAACTGAAAACCAAACTCACAGTCTCGAAATCGGCATAGTCCAGGCTGTTCAGCTTGACGGGAGCGATTCCGAGTGTGTCTCCCATCATGGCCAGCGTTTTTGCGCTTGCATCGCCCTGCTTGTACTTGTCCATTGCCCTCAAAGCGGTGACCTTTGGACGCTTCGTGAACTCAATGCGCGGTAGATCCTCTGATTGCGTCAGCACCGTTGGCCAACCATCTTCGTTCACTTCGATGTCGCCACGTTTCACATGGTAGATGAACAAATCGCGACTGCTGCTTACATCCGTGCGATCGGAAAAGTCCCTTGGTTTCTCCATGTCCAACCGTGCAACGGTTGCAAACCGATTGAAATCTTCCTCTGCGATTTCTTTGCAAATTTTTTCAGTCATCTCAATGCCTTTCTAAAAGGTGCCCCGGCATACGGCGAGAAAGGCAAGTAAAACGCCACCGGGACACATGATGCCTTTCACAGTTTCTTGATCATGCCACTTCCGCCGGCGCTCAGCGTGACTGAGGCCGTCGCTGGGTTTGCCTCGATTGTTCCCGTAATGTTCCCGTTGCCAATGTAGTTGATACCGCCCGCATAGGTGATCACAACCTCGCCGCCTCCCTTCTTTTGGAAGTCAACTAGGTACTCATGATCTCCATTCTCGATGTCGAACGTAAGCTTTACCGAAGAGATTGACCACGGAACAGGTGTCCGAAGTTCGCGGTGAGTAAAATTGCCGTTCATCTCGTGGGCAATCTCGATCCCGCCCATGACCACGGTAGGGTCCGAATCGACAGTTACCGGCAGCTCACGGCCGCCAAAGGAAACACTTTCAAGGGGTCCACCTGTTGCCGTCATGATTGACCTCCGTAGTTAAATCCAGACGCGAAATCGATTGAAATCACGTTGGCGTTGCCGGCCAGCTTGGCCACCAGCTTAATATCGAGCCGTTTTGGATTGGTGAGGCCGATGTCCGCGTCACTGTTATCTTTCGCGAAATCCGGATCGGCTATGATGGCGTCCAACGCCAGTACGTCGATGATTCGATAGAGAGCTGCCACCGCGTGCTTCGGCTTTCTCGCCTCAGGATTGGTTGAGACCTGGTTGTTCGGAATCAACGGTTTCCCATCCCACTTGGAACTGTTGAACTCCAGGTCCAGCTCGTTGATGACCGTGCTCCGCTTCGCGAAGTCGACCACGTAGCGGAAGCCCGGGGGCTCTTCACCGGTCGGATGGTAGCAGGTCACGACGTCGCCGATCTGCACCACCCCGTCTTTCACCTGGACCGTGGAGCAGCCCATCTTGACCGCGGCATCGCGCTGTGCACTCGTCCACTGGTCGCCATCGGCCGCAGGGGTAAGCCCGGTACACGGCAATGATCCATAGTCGTGAGCCGGGTTCTGGTTGTCCATTTTGGCGATCTCTCGCACCTGGTCGGCGGCGATAACAAACGGCAGGTCATGAGATCCTGAGTTTGTCAAAATAGCGTTGGTACGGTCCGTTTTTCTGGCGTCGGTGACGGCCGTGACCGCGCTCCATGATGCGTTGCAGCCGGTGAACACGCACAGTGGCTTGTGCACCTCGGGGTCGCGGCGGCCCTCGCCGAATAGCGCGAACTCGTCCAACTCGTCGCTGTCGGTGTAGTCGAGGGAGTTGATGGCGTGCGTCTCCCACGTATTGCCGACTTGCGCGAGCGCTGCCGAGATGTCCGGAGTTCCAGCGCCATTCGCTGGCTGAACAATGGTGAAAGAGGTCTCGGTGTCAATTGGAGACACCACCTCGACATAAACATTGTTCCCGCTGGCGCCCTCCCATTTGACCTCCAGGTTGCAAACTCCGGTTCCATCTGTTGCGGCAGCCGGCATACCAAGGATGGCGTTGATTGCAGCCACGATCTTTGTAGCTATCGTGGCATCGGTATCCGTGGACACGACAGAGAACTTGTCAGACAGAATGTTCCCAATCTTTACTTGATGCTCCTGTGTTTTCGTGAGCGTACCAGGAACAGGCGTGATTGACCCTGTGGCCTGAACCCCGCCCGTGGCAGGCTGAGCTAGAGGATATAGGGTTACCTCTATAGAACCAACTCCACCGCCATACTTAGGGAATAGCGATTGTACCATCAGATGGGCGGGCGACCCCCATCCCTCGACCTCGCCGACTTCTTCGGCGGAGAATACCCTCCGCTTTGTCGTCGAATAAGTATTGGCCTCGTTCCCCTGGGCAAAAACGGGTATTCTTGTGGGTCGGTATCGCGTGCCGGCCGCGCCGAGTACCTGATGGTACGATCTGATCGCGACCCCTCGGGCGACTCGGTCTGGAGGAAATGCATAGGTCATTGGCATTCTTACACCTCGTATCTGAGCTCTGCGCGGACAAGGCCGTCAGGCTCGTGGTAGAGTTTGATATTGATGAGCTCCAGGGTCTCGGGCTCCTCGAGCTCCACAGTCTCATTGTGGCGCACTTCCAATACAACCCGAAGCCCCATGACGTTCTGTGCCGCTGGATTACCCGACTGGGGTTGGAAAGCGGTTCGATTTGAAACCCAACGGTCCCATACTGGGTCACCGGCATTTGTGAATCCGAGTCGCCTGTACTTGGGGTGCATCAGG